ATTAGCTGCTGTGCTAGCAGCCGTACCTGTAGCATTGGCAAATAAAGAACCTGAGAGAGACGCGCCGCCATAGGCTTGGAGACCAGCCAGCAGACCTTTCTTAAGGCTACCTGTTTTAGCAACGGAGCCAGCAGCGACAAGACCCGCAGCCATAAGTGGACCAACGCCGGGGATAAAGTTAAGGCCGATACCTAGTAGCGTAGGCAGTAGTTTCTTAAGGAACCCAGCTTCAGGCAGACCTGTGTGCGGGTTAATCGTGAGCGAACCGCCATGTGCCATAGCCAGACCTTGGAGGCTGTTAACCTCGTTCGGCGTCATGTGCACAAGCATAGTATCTTCACCGCGACCTTGCGACTGGACATGTTGCGCCATAGGGTCACTAAGAGAAGGCAAACCTCCGCCTGTCATCCCACCGTATGGCTGTTCCATCTGTTCAGGGTCCATCAATATTTCCTATACCGAAGTCACGGTCTGCCAAGCAGACCCGCTATATACACAAAGTTTGCCCAGAGTGGTATCAAAAACAACCCAACCCGCTGATGGTGTCAAGGCATTTTTCTCTGTAGTTGTTACGTTCTTTGTAGCCATGATACCATTAAAGGTATCAGCCGTATACTTCTGAGCGTTATTCGGTGTGTTCGAGTCAAGCTGCGAAAAGTAGTTTTCCAACGTACGCAGGAACTGCCGTATGAATTGCGCGTCGTACTGAGGCGGCGCATTAGGTAGTGGCGGGAACCGGAACTTATCCATAGCCATTAGCGTGAACCATCCTGACGAGCATCGAGACGCGGTGAACCAAGTTGCCACTGAACTCCAAGGGTTTCAGACCTAATCTTAAACGCCATCTGACGAGCACGGGCACGCATGAAGACCTGATCGGTATACTGGTTAGCTGTAGTCTGTATTACACGTTGGCTATCCGCAGCATCAGACTGGGCCGAACCACCGGGGAAGTTACGTGGGATCACAGTTAGTGTAGCTTCGGGAGATGTAGCAGTCGAAGTAGTAAAGCTAACGTCGGGAATAATACGACGGATTAACATGAAATTATCGCCATCCCCGATATCAAAAGGTGACGATTGGATGTAGGCGTCAATCGGAAGAACATCGTCGTTCAGACCATTCTCGTGAGAATAGAGATAGCCAGAACCTGTGGTTACTGTGCTCCCAGTAGATGTGATCGGTGTGTTTGCAGCCTGCGGGAAATGGCGCAGCGGGGTATCGAGCCATGCCGTACGGTCAATAGTGCCGTAGTACCAGATTTGCTCTAGGTGGTTATAGATGACATAGGCATTGTTGTAGTCGCTGTCTGCCGTAGGATAGAACCACCAGATTTCATTCCACTGCTCGTTGGTGCCGCAAACAATCTGATCGGATTGGTCGAAGTTAATATTGTTAAATACGTGGTTACGCAAGGTGCATGGCAGCGTCTCGACACGGCCTGTGTAGGCATAAAACTTGTCCTGCCCCATCCAATAGACGACGTTGGACGCAGATACCATGCAACGTGGAGAAGCAACGGAGATGTTATCCGCATACTCCTGAAGCCCGAATACGTCCGTAGTGCCAAGAAACTGTAGTGTGTATAGGTGTGTATCAGTCCAGATCAAAACTTCCTGACGCGTTGGCAACCCACGGATAATACGTGACCCACGAGAAACTCGAAGGCTACCAGCAGTACTTGTAACTGGCGTTGGGTCCCATTCACCGGGGCTATCTTGTGAAGCCCAACGGATAAGTAGCGGATCGTAGTCTGTAGTGCTTGTAGACCCAAACGGTACAGCGCCAAAGGCAATGAGGTGTCTATCCTGCTGAGATACCAACAACTGCATAATCTTCACAGGAACAGCGTTGGGGTCTTTACCTTCGGCAGTTGCGTAGGCTTGCAGAGTTATAGCATGTGCGGCCAAGGATGTAGCAGGGTCGGAAGTAGCTTGGCGATACCACCAGTAACCACCACCTTCGCGGATGTTCATCACAAGGTCATTATCAAAGTTATCAAACCACCAGTCACGCTGCGGGAGGTTGATCGGCGCACCGGTAGTACCAAGACCCCAAGCATCACGGCCCCACGTACCAACACCCCAGCCATAACCACCCGTGGCAATAGCATTGCCGGGTTCGATCTCAACCTGCACCGTGTAGCCTGCGCCACTCACGGAAGTAGTAGATGTAGCTGCCGTAGTCGTAGTGAACGTAAAGCTATTGGCCCCTGTTACCGTAACCGTGCGATCCCCGTTAAGTTCACTAATAGGTATACCACCGAGCGCCGAGGCAAAGCCACCAATGAGCACAGTCTCGCCTGTATCGAGCCACGCAGGTAGAGCAGTTGTCGTAGTCACTGTAACTACTTTAAGGGTATTGGTTACTGCAAATGTGTTCGACCCAGCCAACGCTGTGCCAAATGGGGTAATGTCGTAGTATACACCACCTGCTTCTATATAGACGCGCTCGTTCGTACCAAGCGCAAGGAAGTCATCGGAATAGGATGTGACCCAGTTCCACATCTGACGACACACACCAACAAACGCAGTAGGGGTAGATTTTACCCAGCCACCAATCTTCTCAGGGTAACCTGAGCGGAACCTGATCTTGTCGCACTCATACCAGCCACCCTCGTTGGAGTAGTCGGTTGTGTCGCGGTTCACACCGGGCTTAAACTGGAGTTTAATAAATGGCATTATGCACTTCCATCAACTGAAAGTTGAACATTCCAATATTTAGTAGTACCGCCAGCAGTTGCACTTACAGTCCATGTTGAGCCTCTAAAGCTTGTTGTGTTATTTGTGAGACTAAATATCCTAGACGCAGCAGTATTGGAGCCGGATGTGGGTGTTCCAAATGATCCGCTCCTTGTGTAAGTCCATAATGCGTCTTGGCTGCAAGTAATTGTTATAGTTGCTGTCCCAGTGCCCAATACTTCGTCTGAAAGATAAACGGGAGTTCCGGCACTAGCTCCACCATCTGGGTCAAAGCTTACGTTAGATTTGCCGTAGAAGTTTGTTGGCACGGTAATAGCGCCCGATGCAACTCCCGCCAGTGTGCGCACAGCGGTATCATTTAGCGAAATCTGTGCCGTAGCCGATAGACCTAGTTCGAGGTTGATTGACTCCCCCGTAGTGCTGCCGCCTAAGCTGATTGGTCCCGATGCGTTAAGCGTCATTTCTTAAGTGCCTCTACCTCGGCGCGTAGCTCAGCAATCGCTTGGAACGCTACAGCAACCAGTTTCTCATAATCAACGGCTAGCGTGCCATCTTCGCGTTCGCGGACAGCCGTAGGGAATACAGTCTGCACATCCTGTGCAATGACACCGAAGTCGGACTTCTGAACAAAGTAGCCATCCTCACCACCATGTTCAGCGATATACTCATCGGTCCAGTCAAAGGTCTTACCGCCAACTGCCGACACGATACCAAGTGCGTTCTGGATCGGTTGTACGTTTTCCTTCAGCCTTGCATCGGACGAGTAGTAAGCAGTGACGTTATTGGTTGCACGGATTTCACCCGCAGTTCCAGAACCAGCAGTGCCGACACCGAGGCTATTAACTTGGTAGTTGTTGCTAGTGTTGAGCGCGTTTGCTGTGGTTGCCGTTGTAGCCGTTGTAGCCGTCGCAGCGGTGCCGGTGACGTTAATAGGCCATGTGCTTGAAAAGTCTGTGGCGTCAACTTGCAACCCAAGCGCAGAGCCAAGCCAGCCAATATAGACTTTGCTTGATCCTTGGCCAGTCCCGCCACCTTGCTGTACCGGAGTATACCCAAGTCGTGCCGGTATGTCGGTGTAGTAAGAAGCAGCTTGGCTGTTTAAGTTTGTAGCGTTCGTCGCTGTACCAACAGTGAGTGAAGCAGCCGTCCCTGTAAGACCCGCACCAGACCCATTGAATTGGGTCCCAGTGACCGCCCCAGACCAAGTAAATGTACCTGCGGACGTTACAATAGCATAGCCCCACTGAGAAACGCCTGTGCTGTCGCGGACTTGGAGGATAGCGTTGCCGCTCGTTGCGTTGCCGCGCAGAACAAAACCACCTGTGGTAGCGGAGTTTGGCGTAGTGGCGTACACTATGCCTGTTGAGTTAAGTTCAGCCACCGTATAGCTATTCGACACATTAAGCGCATTTGCCGTACCAGCAGTGAGAGAAGCAGCGGTGCCTGTAAGGCTCGTGCCCGCACCAGCAAACGTAGTAGCTGTAACGGTGCCAGTAACTTGAAGGGGTGTTGATGGAGTTGAGGTGCCGATGCCGACGTTACCGCCTGTGAAGTAGAAAACTGACGCAGCAAACTCCAGCGGTGTGACGGCGCTGTTAGCGGAATTTACCGCATAAATTGATCCGCCAGTAGCAAGGTTAATAGGCCCACGGAAGATCAGTGAG